AGACCCAAAAGAAGATGCCCAAATCTGTATGGAATATGTCTGGTCACTCCCAGGCAATGGTTCTGCAAGCAGTTTTCAGTTTGGCAGGGCTGTTGGGGTTATCTCAGCAGTTGCCGAATTAACTGCCCCTCTATCATTCGTCACTCCACAGCGTTGGAAGAAACATTTTCATTTATCAGCAGATAAAAACGAAAGCCTTGATTTAGCCCGCAGCTTCTGGCCGGAGGCTAAACTAACCCGCAAAAAAGATGGTAACAGGGCAGAGGCATTACTTATGGCCTTGTACTGGCAGGATGTTGTAAATGGCAAACAAGATAAACAGAAACCGAACCCAGACGGACTTTAAACTGGATTTAAGCCCAGAACAAAGGGCCATTCTGGAATTGATCGGTAATGGAAACATGACCCAAGGGTTGAAGGTTGCCATCGACCAAGCGGGCCACTTCTACAATTGTGGGCTTGACCCTGAAATGAACCTGAATTTTGTGGGCCTTGTCACTACCTTGCCAAACCAGGATGATGATTGACCACAAAGGGGCTTGCCAAAGGGCTTAAAACGGCGTTTAAGGGGCTTTTCTTGGTCAACCCAATGCACCCTATATTGAAGGGCTTGCAAGGGCTTAAAAGTGGGCAATAAAAAACCCGCACTTGGCGGGTCTAGGTTAGTGGTTGCTGACTTTATATGCTTACGCCAGAACCTTGGCAATCGGGGCATTCAGTCCAGACAGGTGATGCTTCATCATCAAGGTCAATGCCCCAATGATTGGCGCAAGTTTCGCATCCGTGTGTGGCATTCCAAATTGACTCTGCCTCTTGTTCAACTTCACTCAGGGCGGCATAAAATCGTGTGTGGTAGTCTGATGGGTCTTCCTCTGTCTGATTTGCGACAACCTCAATATTGTCAGTGCCGTAGTCCACCCCTTCAACGATTGAGCCAACTAAAAGGGTGGTCACTAGCACCCCCTGTTGGTCTAAATCTTTCCATGTACCAAGGCGGCTTAGTTCACCACAATGCACCCACTCTGTGACCAATTTGTCAAAGGGAAATTCGTTGAACCCATCGGGTTCTACAGTCTTGTAATACTCAATCTGTACACTGAGGTACGCCCCACAGTTAGTGTATTTATACACTTGTCGATACAGTTCAGCGGGACTATCGGCATCAGGGAATGCCTGGGCAAAATAGCGATTGTCTGGGTCTTCATTGTCGTACTCTGGCGGGTAATCATTCATTTCAAAGCCTTTCAAATTAAATCATCTAAGATTGAATACAAAACATGAGCAGGTAAACCAGTGATTTCTAATAAATCAGCCCAGGTTAACTCGCCAGATTCAAACAGATCACGCATTTTTTGTTCACTCATTTCAAAGCCTTTCATTTTTTACGGGTTAGTATACGGAGGATTAGTGCAAGGGTGGCATAAATCAAGGTGTTTCCCTATCAATTTCATCTTCAAGCAAATAAAATTCAATTTTCCGCATGATTTTAGGGGTTATATTGAGCCAATTAGTCTCGCCCCTGTCTGAATGTATTTTGATTTTTATTTCACCATTATGATTGTCTTCCAATGGTAAAGGCAAAGCCTTCAATATCTGGTTGGCAACATATGATTTTGCAATTATTGAATCCATTTTATTTATTCCTTTTTAAGCGTATGCAGTCCAATGGGATGCCGCAAACAATTGTTTGTTTCCAACCTTTGCAATGGGTTTGATGCGGTAAGCGCTGCAATAGCTTACAATTCTCACGCTTGGCTCATCATTCCACATTGAGACCTTCTTTTTCATGGGTTTGCCAATGTAATGGCCTGGGCTTGGCACACACTCGCCAGACATAAAGCCATTTTCTTCACTCATTTGCCCAATTTCACAGATTTCAATCATGGAACCGATAACCCTGGTGCACTCGTAATAATCGATATTGGTTTGATCGTAGCCCCATGATGCCCTAAAAATGTCGCCCACTTGGACATTGTTGGGTTGGCTGCGCTTTGCCTTCAAATCGGCCTTTAATTGAATCGATTGCATGAAACCCCGCAAGGTTTCTTCAATTTTGGCTTTCAATCGGGTTTCATCTTTGAATTGAAAATGCCAATCGGGTTTGGTGCGCTTTCCACCAAATGCCATTGCAACAATTCGAGGGCTATTTGATTGGTAAACTTCAAACCCAAATCGCTCATCTTTGGCGATCAATGTGTACCCTTGGGGAATGTATCTCTGTTTCATGTTAAAGCCTTTTGAATTGAAACCCTGGAAAAGCCCAGGCCAAAGGGGACATAATCCCCTTCAGTCTGAGATTTAGTGAATGTCTCCATCCTCGGTGAATTCATACCCATTCATCATCATGTGTTCATCAATGTAATCATCTTCGAATTGGCTTTCCATGTCATTGCGCCACCCGATGAACCCAGCCCATAAAGCCTTATCAAATGCCTTTTTAGCACTGCTAGTGGCCTTAAATTCATCGTAAAAGGTCATCCATAGGTCACAGTCAAGGCAATAACCAGTGGGCATAAAGTCGCGTTTGAAGTCTTTGAGTTTCAAGCCACGGAAATGACTGTTGAAATATTCGGCACTGTAATCTGGTGGTGAATAAGGCCCAACTTTCCAAGAAACTAACTTAACCCCAAAATGACTACAGAAAGCATTGATTGAATCTTTGGCCTCATCACACCAAAAAAACTCACAGTTTTCCCGATACTTTGACCGTGCTTTGTCTTTGGCCTTGTCGGACAATTCATCAAATGAATAAATAGCGATTGTTTCTGTTCTCATGGGAAAGCCTTTTAGTATGTGTAGAGAATGAATGCCAAGGCAAGAAATGCCAGGGCCGAACCGATTAAAACAATTTTGTCTGCTGGGTGCATGATGTAACGCCTTTTTAGTTGACTGATTCAATATTGAGATCGGATTGTGTTAAGCCCTTTTCTTGACAGTAGTCCGCATGATCGATAAAACCATGACGGCTGCAAAAAATGTCCAGGGCTTGATTCATATCATCTGCAATGATTGTCGTTTTACTGTGCTGGGCATCGTGCCAGATGTTAAATAATTGATTCATGTGAAAGCCTATTGAGTGAATGATTGTTGAATGATAGGGGCAAAAAGCCCCCATGCAATTAGGATAAACCCTTATTGTCCAGCCTTTAGGATTTTGTCAGCAGTGCTAAAGATTTTTTGTGCTGACTTTTCGCTGATCTCACAATCGTGTAACCAGTGCTGGATGTAACCCCTAGACTCTTCAAGTCCAGGCAAACCAAGGATTGAGCAAAGGATATAGGCTACCGACTCTGCTTCAACTTCTTTAATATCCTTGGGAGTCCTTTCGCTATCGGTCATGGTGAATTCCTGCGTATGACCTAAAACAATGTGCGCCATTTCATGAAAACGGGTTTTATGTGGCAAAGCAGCAACTGGATTAAGCGCAAAGGTTTGACCACTTGCATACCCTTGGCAATTCCCATCAATCATGGTGAAGGGTGTTTCACTGATTGACAGGGCTTGCAAAGCCTTGGCAGAGTCCCACAATGGGGTTTTGACTTCATGGGCAAAATCAGCCCCCTCAGTTTGAGAAACGACAAACCAATTGTTTTTAAAGACAAAGCGATTGAATGTGAATTCTTCTTTTTGTCCAGTTGACTTATTGTCCTTTTCGCCCTTCATGGTTACAGGCATGCAAAGCGCCAAGGCTTTTTGCCCCTTGGTGACGCATCGACCTTTTTCCTGCCAACCTTTGAAGGTGCAGATCGGCCCGACTTCAATGCCACGCGCCACGCATTGGGACATTGCAGCCATTTGGTTACCGACTGAGTAATTGTGAAATGCGTGGTAAGCCTTGGAGAGAATCCCAGGCTTGTTGACTGCTTCAGATAAAAGGGAAGAAAAGTCCATGATGTTTACGCCTATTGAATGTTGATGGAGTCACTGGTTTTCGTTTCCAGTGATATAAATATAACGCACCGATCACCCCAAAGATATAGGGACAAACCCTAGGTTTCCTCATTATTTATATAGGTACTTACCCGATGAACCATAAAGTATACAGATAACAATCTATGTTCTTGTATAGTGTATACAATCCTGTATGCAATTGTGTGTGCAATCAAGTACCCCAAGAATGGTGCTTAGTGAGTACTCACTTACATTATGCAAATCTTGCATAGTTTGCAACCACTAACTTAATCATGTTAGTAGGTACTCACTTACTTATAAGTTAGCGTGTGCTCACTAACATCTAAGTTAGCCAG